AACAATTAATTTTCTGTTAGTATATCCACTACCACCATCAATTATCTTTATAGAAGATATTGTATTTTTTGGAGTTACAGTGCTGAACTTGTGTATCCCTTGAGTTCCAGTAGAAAATCCAACAGAATTTGAATCTGAATTATAATCTGTCAATGATTCAAACAATCTAACGGTATTATTATTTTCAACTTTTACAAAATAAGACGCATTGTTTATTAATGTGGACGTTCCTATTCCAATTACAACTTGAAAATTTCCATTTGAGTTATATACTACTTGCTCTCCATTGTTTAAGTTGTGGTCATTTAAAAATGTAATTCTATTTCCTGTTGTACTAATTCCACCACCAGTTTCTAACGTTCTTCCATCAAAAGTTATGTCTCTAGATCTTTTAATGACTACTGGTTCTAATATTGCACCAGAACCATTTCCACCAGAGATATCAACTGAAACAACTTTGTCTATATCATAATTTTGAGAATCTATATAAACTTCTTTAATGGATCCACTTATTACTGGTTGTGCTAATGCACTGGAAGATCCTGAAGAAATTGATATTGTTGGCAAATTAATAACATCATAATTTTCTCCACCACTCAATACATCTATTGATTTTAAAGGACCATAGTAAACTTTATCTAAAGACTTATAGTTTCCAATTTCCACACCATTGATCAACATTCCTGTTGTTCCAGGAATTGTTTCTTTTCCAGGATTTCTTATTTTTGACTTCAATGGGAATTTTTTAAGTGTTTTCTGAATACCAATTTCAGATGATCTTTGTGAATATAATGTAAACGTTTGAAGATCAAGTCCAGAATCTGGAACACTAAATTTTAAGAAAGAAGATCCACCTATAAATGAACTCGAAGAATATAAACGAATTCTTTTATTATTTGATGGAAGTACTTCAACATAATAGCTACCAGTATCCAAACCAACAAGTGGTGTTGAATTTGGTTGATAATAAATCCTGTCCCCTGTTAAGAATGGTGCAGAATCTGAAAAACCTATTGTACTATAATTACCATCTGAATCTGCATCAAAAAGATTACTTTCCGAAGATATTCCAGCACTTTTAATGTTGCTCGTTATTGTGTATCTGTATGGATAGGAAAATCCTGAAATGTTTGATGATGGTAAAGAATTGGATGCGACATATGAGAAATCTTCACCATCTGTATAGAGATTTTGTATGTCTGAAGTAATCGCATCATTTCCATATTCAATAGAAACACCAGAACTACTAGCAAAGTTAGTCTTTCTTCTTAAATCATATACTTTGCTGGAATCAACTGTAAAAGATCCCTCTATCTTTACAGTATTATCTGAAATAATTTGACTAATATGTGGGTTGTTGTTCTCAGGTGCTAAAATTTCTGTATCTCTTTCTAAGAGTTCTACTCTGTCTCCAACCTTTAAACTGGATCTGTCAATGCTACTTCCCAATACATAATTTGATCCTATTTCAGATACCTTGTACCTAGCAGAAGTGTTATATATCCACGAATTTGCAAATACTTCTTTATAGGTTTTGTTTTGTGGGTTTTTGATTAAATCGCCAACATTTTTAATTGTTATAATATCACCTTCAGAAACATTAATATCCTCCGATGTTGGTACAAAATCGGATAATACTCCCAGAATTCTAAATTCTACTTTTTTGGTAGTATCACCATCTTCATAACCAAAGTAGGTGTCTGTATTTCTGACTAACGAATTTTTTGATATATTCTCATTAATGCCAGAACATCCTAAAAATTGATTAATTGATTTGTCGGTGTAAGTGATAGTATTGTTTCCAGATACTAATGTGCCACTCTGTGGAAATCCTAAAGTGGAATCGACTGTAATTACTGACGAAGATACTGATGATGCACTAACAGTTTTTGTATTTGGAGTGATTGAGAAATTTCCTTCAATAGCGGAAAATTCATTGTTCCCCACAAACAAATATAATTTATAATATTGTTCAGAATTTCTATTAAAAGGTTCTATGGATGAAACTGAAGCACTAGTACTATCATCTGTTGATTTTTTTACGGTTTGCCCCAGAAGATTAAGGGGGTTATCACCAGATATTACTTCTACAATTACTACTTCTTGTCTCTCATATTTTGATGATGAAGGTTTGATTAAAAATTCTTCTAAATTTACAATCTTTGGATTTTCATTATACAAAACATTAAATAAAATTCTAAACGATTCATCAGTGCCTTTTGCTTTGTAAAAAGAATTTAATTCCTTTAAAAAATTTCCTACATTTAATTCTGATGCAAAGTCAGTTTTCTCAAGACCTGGTGCAATGGTATACTTTAATTTTTGATAGAACTCTTTTAAAAATAGTGAACTTAGATTTTGGACACTAGAATTTGAAGCGTGCGATGCTGCAGAAGATGATGTAAAAGTTAGTTCTTCTTGATTTAAATCTTGGTGGTAACTAGTAATTCCACTGAATCCACGAATACATCCAGTAAAAGTATTTCCACTTATTCCCGTATACGTAATAATCTCTTCATCAATCTTCAATAATCCATATTTTTTTGGAAATCCTTTAGTACTTGATACTTGTATTTCACTATCAGAAGATGAGATGCTGGAAGATAATATAGAGCTGTCTACTACTACTTCTGGTGTAAGATTTTCTATCTTAAGATATTGATCTAAATTTTCGGCAATATCTATTGATCCGCCTTGATATTCCTGAGAAATATAATATTGCTTTAAAAACTCAGACGCATTTGGAGATTCTTCCAATATAAAACTTGGAAGTTGGCTCTCAATAATTTGCTGAACTTTAACTCTAGAATCAAATCCAGTCTGTATCATATTAGTTTCTTGCTAAATTCCCGTTTGAGTAACTTGATGTATAATAATCTCTAGTGAATACATTTCCTGTTATTTCATCGCCAGAGGCAATCACATCTCTTACCATATTTATTGTGCTTTTTGAAACATCAAAAGATAGGTACAAATCTGTTAATCCCACAACATCATTAGATTCTGGGAATGCTTGTATCTCAATGATTCCGTTTTCTTTAGTAGTGGATGTTATATTGATTGTACTGAGAATAATCTCACCTTTTTCATAGTCAACTGTTCCAGCATCTTTAATAACAGTGGTTCTATTGCCAGTGCTATCCATTTTAACTACAGAAATAACACCCGTCTTCACATTAAGATTAGTTGGTCTGGTTAAAAATAGATTTCCAGCATCACTAACATTTGTTATATCCCTTCCACCAGAAGCAATTGTGGGAGTATCTGTAAGATATACTGTGGAAGATTCGCCAGAAATTTTAAATCCTGTGGATTTGATATTAAGTCCGGTAGGATTTACATGAAATCTATTTCCAAAGCATAATTCATATTGGGCAAATTGATTTAAAGATGCCTTTAGATCTCTCCTTATTTTAACTTTAGTAATGTTAGAAGTGATTGCAGTATCAGTATCATCAATTACTCTGAGAACCTTACTATATTTGAATCTACCACCAAACTTATTAAGATCTAATGATTCTGAGTACTTTGTCAAACCATTTAATACTCTCGTTTTTAATGAATCCGCACTAGAAACTTGCGTGCTATTATAATAGACTGATGAATCTATCTCAACATAAAGAATCTTAAGATCTACTATTCTTGGATTGATACCAGAAACAGTGTATTGTTTTAACTGACTTAATATTCTTGACTTATTAAAATCAGAGACAAAACTTCCGTTCTTTGGTTTAATACTCAATAAAACATTTCCATACTCTGGCGGATCTAATTCTTCTCCACCAACAACAGCGACGGATTCAGTTTCTGGATATATTCTTTTTATGATAGCTTCATAATCACGTGAAGTAACGGCTCTGTTTTGTGCCGAATACATTCTTGGTGCATAGTATTTGATAGAATTAATCGGTTCAATACTAGAACCATTTTGAGATGCCTGGTTTGTCGTTATTGTAATATTTCCAGGATTAATCAGAGTGTTAGAGGCAGTTACAATGCTTCCCGAGAAAGAAAAGACGCTGGCACCATTTCCCTCTTCACCATCAGAAATAATATAATTTGCGGTTATAACAGTTCCATCACCACCAACTTGATCTCCAAGTTTTTTTCCAATTATTCCATCGCCAAATCTTATCTCATATTTTTCATCTTGAACTTCTTGCAGAATATAAATTCTAGAATTTCCATCAGTTTGTAAAATATTGTCTATTCCGGCATACTCAATACCCAATCCACTTTCTGTTGTTTTTCTAACATAAACCGATAATGTTGAGGTATCGATAAAAGAGTTATCGAGAATAAATCTTTGGTCTAAAGATCCATCATAATCAAATCTTTTTGTTAGATATGTTCCTTGATAAACGTCTATGTTGCTAAAGGATGCCACACCATCAACTACAGTCGCGGTTATGTTTTCTGGTATGGAGAATGTATAGGTAGTATCATTTGCATTCCCTACGCACACCAAACCCCTCTGTAAGGTCAGTGTAGGTGTGTTTTCGCTAGTTGATACAGTAAAGGATATCGTCGCCCTTGCTGCGGTTCTAGAGCGTGGTGTATAACCAATATTTCTTGCTAAAGAAACGACATTCTCACGGAGTGTTGCCGAGTCCAGGAAGGACTCATTAACAATCATGTTGGAGTTAAATGCCGTAATATAAGTGTTATATGCTAATGTATCAATTAGTACAGAAAAGTTTGATCCCTCAAAATCAAAGTCACTAAATGTGCTGTTAGCACGAAGATAGTCCTTGATTGAGGTCTTTATCTGATCAAAATCTAGATTTGTAAACTTAGTAAAAGGCATATTATCTTGCTGCCTCTAGTAGGAACGAATATTCTTGTGTCGGAAACTCCTGACCCACAATATCAAATATTACAGTAACCTCAAATTCGTTTAAGTCTGGACGAGGATCAACGAGAACCTGAAGATTTTCAACTCTTGGTTCAAAATTTTCAATCGTAATCTCAATTTGTTGCTGAATTACCGAAGCAGTACCAAAATCAACAAACTCAAATAAACTTGAACGAACTTCAGAACCAAGAAGAGAGTTAAAAAATCTCTCAGTTGGTATGGTTTCTACCAAATTTCGTACAGATCTTCTAATTGCATTCTCATTTTTAAGGATTGGTAAGTCCTTTGTCACAGGATGTGGTTCAAAGGATAAACTAATATCTTTAAATGATCTTGATATCCTTTGAACCGCCATTTTGGTTAGAGTTTTCTGAACTTATTTATACCTCAGTTCCATAAGAAGGTTCGGTTCCATACTCCCAATCATCATAATCATCGTCATTGCGAATTTTTTCGTGCAATTCCGTCTGTTTTTTAAGATCATGGCGTGGTGCAAGGTCGTGCATTACCTCTGTGATCACTCTTTTTGGTTTTTCTTGCATTGATCCATAATCTGAAATGAGTTTTGTGGTTCCCCACATCTCTCTCATGTACTCTGTGTTTCTATCTACAGGTAAATTTCCCATTTTAGCTCCTGTTTTTTGGCAAAAACAGAACTTTTAGAGGGGTTGCTATCCCTTATCAGTATTTATTTTTCTTTCCTGGGCAGTTTTCCAGTGATATTCATCTTCATCGCCCATACCAAGACGATCATAACCACATTCTACCTGATAATATTGAGTCGAAACCTTAAAATCTGGCATCTTTGGTTCCGCAGGCGTCAAACTATTGTCAAAAATACGTAATCTATTATTTGGATAGAGTGCATATTGCCCATTTTTCAGTTCAATAAGGTTATGAGACTTGTGTTCGGCAGGATTTTCACTTGTTGCCCAGTCAACCATGTCTGGGTCGCGGTGATAATTGTCAATTGTGCAGACATAAGTACCCTTCTGAATACCAAAGTCGCGTGTATAACACTCAAAGTCCATACTACCAATGAACCTTTTATGAATACTGACTACACCATAGTCCATACAGTTCCAAAACTGTAGGTTAGGTAGGTCCATATCAGGGTCTGGTGTCTCTGGTGACGAGAGAAAGGCACTGATGGGCAATTTATCGTACATTGCCGCATATTCTGGCAAATAAGTTTCAAAATAAAAAGCGCGTCCAGGAATCGACTTTGCCGAAACCCAAACGCCCTTTACAAATTCACCATGTCCACTTTGATGGTCTGTAAGGTATTCTTTACGAACCCATACCTCAATTGATGGAAGATTGGTGATTAAACAACTCATGAGACTTTATTGACTGTCTTATTTAACCCTTACCTTGACCACGGTACTTCTTCTTTGCTTTATTGCGAGAAGACGCTGCATACTTAGTATTCAT